TCGACATAGTAATCATACATACTGTAATCTGGTCCGTGCCCAACGGCGGCTGGAAAAAATATTGCCATGTATAAATCTGCTGATGTATTCATACGTCCAATATACGGGGTCAGATATTTTTCAACATAGTCCATCTGTTCCAATGCACCCATTGCCGTCAATTCTCCTACCGTTTTGCCAACCTGTGCGGCACCGGATCCTGGACAAAACTGTATTAATCCACCGCAGCCAATATGATTAATTATAGAAGGATCGAAGGTTTTCATTCGCTCTTTGGGAGTTGCTTTAGAATAGGGGTTGATTTGATCCGCGCCTGTCTCAAAATACATGACATTCGCTAACCAGCCTGGATCTGGTATGCGAAGTCTGTTTGCAACTAAAACAATCTTATCCGCCCAGCCTGGAACAGCCTTGATTTGCCAGTATGCGTTATTAATATCTGCGGCGGTTGCAGGAGTCGAACTGCACTTATCACTTCGGCGTGGAGGCGTAGCAGGGATAGGATCTCCTTGGGGGATGTCAAAGGATGAGTCTTCTATGATCTCATGCGCCATGACTGCCTTGAATTGTATGTCGGAGATGTCGATCTGAGTGAATTCAGTCATAATAATGCGAGCAAAGCTAGCATCGGTGCATACCGAATATTTTAAAGTAAGCCCAGATTTAGTTTCTCGATTTTCATAGTCAACCACAACCAGGGAACCAATAGGGGGTAATGATTGTACTAGTCTCTCATCGTCAATCTTGCAAACTGGAAACGATTGAAGATCTTTTATACCAATTGCAGAGTTGTTGTCAGAGGTTTTATATACTTCCGGCACCTTCCGATCTAAAGTGGGTATCCATACGTGTGCGCTAATACCATTCAGTATATTAATTTGTGATAAAGCCTGTACCTGGGGGGCGTCGGCGCTAAACCCAAGTGCTTTGAGCCCGTTTGCGAGAGAGCCCAGTATGCCATCAACAGGGGGCGTTTTTTGCTGTTCTCCACTAGTGTTTGTTCTGCCAGTAGTGCTAATGGTTAATCCCTGATCCTGATATGCTAAAATAATCGCTTTATATCCAACACCATTACCAGCAAACAGTTGTTGAGATCTGTTGGTGATAGACTGTGTGTTTCTTAAAACTGCTGAGCCGAAAGTTTCATCTTGTAGGGTATAATTTGTGTCGTCGCCATAGGCATGCGAAGCTTCCTGGTTTAATATAAGCTCCAATAAGCTAGAAGTGGAACTCATTTATATTCATCTCCGTTGAGCAAATCGAAGATTTGTGTTTTATCTACATCAGATAAAGTTGCATTTCCACTTTGTTTCTTTTGTAACAAAGTTACAATTTTGACAAGCTGTTCGTTTGAGCGCTGCAATGTTTCAACGTATTTCGCGGCGACTTGTCCAACTTCTCTGTGTCGTGCTTCGTCTGCGCTCAGATATACAATTAAATCGTTAAGTAGCTCTTTCGTTATTTCACGATCTTTACGTATATTGTCAATTGTTTCTTCAAGATAATTGTCTATTTTTTTCATAATGTTCGCACTCCCTAATAATTAGAGGCTGTGAGCATTATATTTTTCCATTTACCCAATTTTTCTTAAAAATACGATACCTAATTCGCAATTTGTTTAAATTATTAACGACCTGTTTCGTATTTAACCCTGTCAACTCTCTAAGATAAAGGTATATCGCCTTTTTATTATATATCATCTCGTCTTCATCAATGGAATGTAAAAGTATCTTCACAGCTTCTAAAACTTTTTTTTCATTGTCTTTTAGATTGCCGGTATCCCAATTATCAATCTCAACCCAGAGCGACATCCAAAATTCTTTTTCCTCTCGTTCGTTGTGATATTTATTGGTGGTTACAAGACGTTCGCTTTCTATATCCTTTGGCAGTTCATCATATAATACTTCTGTTCGTGCTCTTTTTGCATTTTTCTTAACTTTGTGAATAAACCAGTTTTTTGTGATTACACTAAAATAAGAAAAGGCTTTAGAGCCTTTGTTTGGATCATATTTGTCTAATATAGTTGTTAACCAAACTTTGCATTCATCCTTTAAGGCATCAATGTTGGGCAAATTTGTAAATTTATATGTATAAACAATCTTATCAACCATCTCGTTGAATGCGGGTCCAATATATTCAATATATAACTGGGTTCTTAGTCTTTGATCATCTGTTGCTACATATTGAATTATTGCATTTTCATGATCCTTGGTAAAGTAATGTTTACCCGATCTCTTTCTCGGCATCTGTTTCCTCTTGTGTTTCTTCTTGTGTTTCTTCTTGTATGGTTATTATACCTTGTTCTAGATCTGCCAATATTTCATTAAAATTTTCATATTGTGTAAAAACAAATTTTGAGTGTTCTATTAGTTTGGCAATAGTGGGCTCACCATAAAACATCTCCATCTCATATACGGACTCAAGGTGTTCTAAAAAAGAACCGTTCATAGTCTGCATCGCGCCTATATTGTCATAAACATACGAGAGCTTTTGTAGCACTTTGACTGCATACCATATCAATACTCCATTTAGAATCATTGAAATAAGTAATGATATGGCAATTATTAATTCTATTTTTTCGGGTTCCAATTGATCATCTCTTTTTTATAAGTTTTTACTTCGTCTTTAGCGTTCTTAATATGCTCGTCAACGACTTGTCCCACACGAACCTTTTTTTCTTGTTTGGTAATATAATTAATGTTCTGGGGGATACGTACAATTTCACTCTGGGGATCGCACTCACAATGATCGCTTATTTGTGAACATGTCTGTAGCACTTCATTAAACGAGTGTACGACCTCAAAGAGCATATTACATCCTGAACATTGATAAACATATTTTGGCATTATTGATTATTATATTAACGTTGCCAAGGTGCTTTATCACCGATTGCATCAACCCAAGCATCAAATACATCGCTTTCAGGTGCATCATCCTCGATATTCGCGTTATGTAGCACTGGGGGGTTTCCCACCAGCAGTCCTTGTGGGCTATCAGTAAGTTCCCAAGACTCTAAGACTGGAACAATATCGCTTTGTTCCAAGAGGGATCTTTGTAGTGCCAACATCAGCGCTCCTATGGCTTGATTTGATAATTTAAATTTTTTGGTATCAGACATTATATCTCCTTTTGTTTTAATATCTCTGTGGTGGAATAATTTCCAATTCTATCGAAAAATAATAATTTAGTTGTATACTGTTGACCAATAACTGTTCTATCTTTCCAGTCAGAACCTATTACCATTATATCTGGTTTTGTTTCTTTAATCAAATTTTCTAGTTCTTTTGTTGATTCAAATATCAGCACTTTATCAATGTGTCGTATTGATTCCAAAATATATTTTCTATCTTCAACACAATTTATAGGTCTATCCTGTCCCTTGTCTAATTTGACTTTTTTATCAGAATCGAGCCCTACAATTAGACTATCACCTAAAGATTTGGCATATTTAAATAGTTCGATATGCCCTCGGTGTAAAATATCAAAACATCCATTTGTCCACACAGTTGTCATACTATGCTTACGCCCTTTTTTTGTACAACCTGTGTGGCACAACAATTGGCAAACTTGATTGCATCAATTATATCTTTTTTTTCAATGTATTTAACAACGAGCCCTGCAATAAAAGAATCACCGGCACCCGATACATCCCTAATTTCTACCTTTGGCACAGGATATATCGTGTCTTTATATATAGAACCTTTTGGTCCCAAAGTGATTATAGTCTTATCCTTAATATTATTGGTTATGTATTTCTTATTGTTCTCGTATTCGTGTTCGTTGATTTTGATATATTTAACATTCTCACACCAAGAGCCTAAGTATTTTTTTGTATCTAAAAACACACAATCATGTTCCAAACTTATTTGATTAATATCTTCTTTTGTTAAAAATCCCTTGTTATAATCCGATACCACAACCGCATCATACTGATCATATTGTAGTTGATTTATATCAAATCTGTCATATGCGCTATCATTGCAATCTAGTCGCATAAACATATGATTGGTTCTTATATCTATAAATCTGGTTTTGGTTATTGTGCTCCAATTTGTGTTTGTGTATAGATCAGTATCCACATTTAAAGCAACGATATTGTTTTTCACATTTAATGCCATACCCCCATTTTCAACTGTTTGTATAGAGTTAAAAATTGGAACTGGTGCCTCTGGACATAAGCGATTACACTCACCATAGTTAAAAATATCACAACAACTCTCGCCAACTACCAGTATCTTCATCACTACCCTTTAACGACTTTACAGATAAATTGTATTTCCTGTTCCGTGAGTTCGGGATAGTTTGGTAAAAAGAACCCTCTTGAGTGTATACTGTTGCTAACCTTATCTTCAAATTTACCATATCTTTCATACCAAAATGGATGCAAGCCTAAATTGCCTGCGCTAAAAAGTCTTGTTTCAATGCCGTTGTCAACGAGCCTGTTAATTATCTCACGTCGATGATTGCCGGTGTGCGCCAACGCACCAAACGAAATAGAAACGGGGAAATTATCTCCCCATTTTTGATATTCCACAAATCCATCTAAAATATCAGCATAAAGAATATGATTTTTATTACGATTATCTGCTGCCCACTGTGCTTTGTCGATTTGTCGCAGACCAAGGAATGCCTGTAAGTCTGTCGATCTTAGATTAAACCCTGGAACGAAAAAAGCGAATGGACTGTGGAAGTCATCAATATCGTGCGAATTCATTTTTTGCTCATATGATTCTTCCGACAAGTCTTTTGCCCATCCGTGTGAACGTAGCATCAGTAGCATTTCATATAACTCTTTGTCATCCGTATTCACCATTCCACCTTCAATGGTAGATAACTGGTGTCCAAAATAAAACGAGAATGAAGACATATCGCCAACGGTGCCAACCCTCTGACCATCGGAGTAAGAAGCGCCAAGTGCAGCGCAGGCGTCTTCCAATAAAATAAATCCATATTTTTCTTTAAGAGCAAGCAGCCTCTCCTTATAGTGTGGAACACCGAGAACCTGAACGAAAATAACCGCATCTGGTTTCTCTGTTTTGCAGACTTCTTCAAGTTGATCTAAATCCATTCCAAAAGTATCTTTATCTGCACCAACCATAATTGGGTGTAAGCCAAATTGAATTGCTGGTGCGATTGTTGTAACCCAGCCAACTGATGGGACTGCTATTTTCTTGTTCGGGATTCTTCCTGCTTGAATCGCGGCATAAATCATTAAGAGATTTGCGGAGGAGCCAGAATTGTTAAAAACTGCATGCTTGGTACCAATAAACTTGCTCCAGGCAGCTTCAACATCCCATGTTAGCTGACCCTTTGTCAGCCTGGGGTATGACTTGAGCCAATCACACAATGCGTTAACGTCTTCTTCATTAATTGTTTCTTTTGCTAATGGAAATGTAATATTCATAAAATTGACTTACCTTGTTTGTTTTGAATCTTCTATTATTTCTTTATAATTTAGGTCGTCTGCCCAATCGCCCACTTGTAGTTTGAAAGATCGTGCCTGACCGG